CGGGCGCGGTTGGAAGGAAATCCTTCCAACCGTTACTATAATGACTTTATGGAGATGTGTCAAATGGAAATTCGGTTAAAAGGTATTAAGGCTTACCTGTATATTATTATCTTGGTGTTAGGTGTTATCAATTGCGGCTATCAGCTTTTTAGACTTTGGGGGTAAATATGACTACAAATGAAGTAGCCGAAAAAGCAGGCTGCAGCACTATAACAGCGCGTATGTGGGCGTTAAAAAACGGGGTGCCGTTTGCCGGTTCGGATAGGGCTAAAATTTATTTATGGTCTGAATCTGACTATGAGCGTTTTTTGCAGCGTCCTAAACCCGGCAAGCGGGCTAAAAAGGCGGTGGATAAAAAAAATTAAAAAAATTTATTTTTTTTCTAAAAGTTAATAGCTTTTATAAAAGCCCTCTTGTAATCTTGGAATTATAAGGGGGCTTTTTTTATGAAAGAAGGTGTTCAATCATTCTTTTTGGCGGCGGGCAATAACGGCTGCTATTGTTTTGCGATTATTAAAATTGCCGAACGTATTACAAAAACAGAGATCGATCCTCTATCTGCATTGCAGGCGGGGATTGCTAAAAAATTCATCCGCGTCAACGAAAAAAACTATTCACAGGGTGATAATTTTTATGTTGCCGAACCTGCTAAATTTTTGACATATCTTTCCGGCTGGAAGTGTGATGTAAAAAAAGAAGCTCCAGATTATCAGCTAAAAGATGGGGAAATTGCCGTTGAACGCTGGGACTGCAATGGCAGGACGCATTTTAAACTTTCCGACTGGGATTCTTTAGAAAATTCGCAAGTAGTGAAATACGGAAAAATCGCATCATTGCGCGTATTTTATCCGCTTTAATTCTTTTTGAGGCGGTTTGTATGAAATTTGCAATAGACAACATTATTGACAGCTGGTTCGACGGCATTACTGCAGCACAGGTAACCGAAGCGCTTGCAGGGCTTAAAGACGGTGAGACGTTGGAACTCAGTATTAACAGTCCGGGCGGAGACGTATACGAAGGGATTGCGATTTTTAATGCAATCCGTGAAGTCGCAAAAACGCATCCGGTTATTGTTACAATCAACGGTCTTGCTGCGAGTATGGCAAGTTACATCGCGCTTGCAGCTCGGACGGTTGACGGCAATGCAGTTGTAAAGGCGTCGGATAATTCTATCTTTATGATTCATAACCCGTATACGGGTATATACGGTGATTATAAAAAATTTGAAAAGACGGCAAGCTATTTAAAACAGCTTGCGGGCGCGTTGGCCGGTGTGTATCAATCGGTTTCAAAAAAAAGCGAAAAAGACATCCGCGCTCTTATGGACGAAACGACGTTCTTTGTCGGCAATGAAATTTTTGAAAACGGATTTGCAAATGAATTTGAAAAACATGCAGCTACAGAACAAGACGATGATGCCGACGCTCCGCTTATTGAAAGCCGTGATGCGCTTATTGTGAACGCAAAGTTAAAAATCAAAAGTTGCTATGATAAATTACAAAAGAGCGCTGAAAAAGACGGCGGCATATCGATAGAAAAAGCGGCCGCGCTTTTGCAGACACCGGCAGTTTCCGGCAAGACGGTTGCCGCGCATAATGATACAAACACAAATGGAGGCAGTATGAATGTTGAAGAATTAAAAGCAAAAGACGCGGCGTGTTATGACGCTGTTTTTGCATTAGGTGAAAAAGCAGGGCGCGAAAAACAATCTGCGATGGTGAGCGGACATTTGCGCCTTGCGGCAAAGTGCGGCGCGTATGAGCTTGCGGCAAAGTTTATTGAAGAAGGTAAGCCTGTTGCGGAAGAGTCGGTGCAGGATGCTTATATGGATTTTGCAATGACGAAAGCGCAGGCGCAAAACCGCATGGATGATAATCCGCCTGCAACGCATACGGAAGCAGCGGAGAATAACGCAGACGAAAAGGCTTTAATGGCTGAGTTTGACAAAGGCTTTTTCGGAAAAGAATAAGAGAGGTTCGCTATGGCAAAGATTGAAACGAGTACGGTTGATACCAGTGCCGTACTGTTAGGCAATAATGATTTTGAGACCGGTCTATTGGCTGCCGTGCCTGCCAATACGATTGTTAAAGCCGGTACATATCTAAAACGAGACGGCGAAAAGTTTGCCGTGCTGACAAACCCTGCCAGCGAAAAGGTTGTAGGTATTGTGCCGTTCGACGTGGAAAACGAGAAAAGCAGCGTTGCGGATGTTCCGTTCCGTGCGTTGATTGCAGGGCGTGTGCGTGCCGATAAGGTTTTGCTGAACGGCAATAAACCGGCGGTTGAACAGCTGGATATGCTCCGTGCGTGCGGAATAATTCCGGTAACTGTTACGGATGTTTCTCAAACTGCGTAATGCGTTTGCAAGTGTGATAAAGAGGAGTTGAATACTATGTTGCCGAATTTTATTACCAGAATTGTACAACTGTTTAATCAAAAACCTGACATCAGCAAGATGGGGTTTTTGTCTTCGTTTTTTAAGACATCATCCGATTCGTTTACCGATGCGGAAAAATTTGAATACGACATAACCCGTTCGGGTGAAGATGTCGCGCCGGTTGTCCGCAATTTAAGCACTGGAGCGGTGCTGATTGCCGAGGATGAATTTCAAAGTAAAAGCATTCCCTTTCCGGTGTATGCGCTTGCAAAACCCGCCAATATTGCGCAGCTGATGAAACGGCAGCCCGGAGAAAATGCCTATGCCGACAAAGTCAACTGGTTCGGAAAGCTCGCAAAAATTCTGGTTGACGGATTTGCAAAAATGACAGCAATGATCCGTTATTCGGTGGAGCTGCAGGCCGCGCAGCTTTTGCAAACAGGCAAAATCATTTTAACCGACGAAAAAGGAAACGCAACGTATGAGCTTGACCTCAAGCCGAAAGCGTCGCACTTTCCGACGGCGGCTATTGCGTGGGGCGCTTCCGGTGCAAACGTGCAGGCCGATATAACCGCGCTTGCTGATGTTATCCGCGATGATGGTTTCTGTGATGTTACTACGTTGATTTTCGGGAAAAACGCATGGGAAAAATTTATTGCCGATTCGGCCGTTCAAACGGCATTGCGTCAAGACGGCTTACGGCTCGGTATGCTGAATCCTGCCTTAAAAGATAAGGGCGGGAAATATATGGGTTATATCGACATCGGCGCAAACCGCTATGATTTGTGGGTGTACAATGCCCGCTATAATGAATTCGGAAAGACGGCAAAAACAAAATATGTGCATGACGATAAAGTTATCTTCTTGCCGGATATTGAAGATTTGGATTTTAGAAAAATGTTCGGCGGTATTCCTACAATCAACACGGACGAAACGTTCGGGCAGTTGTTTGACGGGAAAATTCAGATCGGCGAAGAATTTGATTTCCGTCCGCGCGTATGGTGGGATGCGGAACGTGAAGCGTATATCGGAGAAATTAAAAGCCGTCCGTTGTGTTGGCCGTTTTCGATTGACCGCTTCGGCTGCTTAACAATCCGGTAATTTTTTTGTAGGAGGATATATATATGAGTAAATATAAGGTTGCCGAAGGTTTTGCGTTTACGGCTGGCGGGGTTGTGTATGCGGAAGGCGATGAAATTTCCCTTGAGCAATTCGGCGGAAATGAAGCGGCTTTTTCGGTTGTCTGTGAAAAAGGCATGATTATTACCATTCCTGATGGAAAGGGTAAGGGCGAAAATGGCAGCAAGATGCCGCCTGATGATGGTGATGGTGGCAAAGATGGAAATGGCTCGCAAAAGACGCTTAAGGCTCTAACTAAAAAAGAGCTTGAAGAGCTCGCGGCAAAATTAAAAATTGAAACCGGCGGAAAAAAGAAAGAAGAAATTATTGCGGCAATTAAAAAGTTGATTGCCGATTATCTTGCCGCTATCGATACTGCAACTGACGAACAAATTAAAGAGTTTGCCTCGTTCTTCGGTGTCGACGTGAAAGATAAGGCGAAAGATGAAATCATTGCAGCGTTAACAGAACTGCAAAAATAGGTAGGTGCACAATGAATATACGGGAGCTTGCGGAAAAAGATTTGTCTTTTACATTGGAAAAGGCCAATGTCAGCGGCTCCCGTTTTGTGCTCAGCGATAAAAAGGGAAATCATTTTAATTTAACCGGCGCAGTCGGCGACATAGGCTATCTTTTAAATACGGACGGCGTGCCGGTACAGGGCAGAACGATAACGGTTTCATACCGGCTTTCTTCGCTTGCGATGTGCACAAAAGAAACGCCGCAAAAAGGGTGGACGGTATTGTTACGTGATTTATCCGGTGCGGAATATCGGCTCTATGTTGTTCGGTATGAACCGGACAGGACGATCGGAATTGGTAGACTTCTGTTGTCGGTACAGTTGAAAGAGATGTAGAGGCGTAACGGTATGCAAGCGAAAATTCAAACGCTTTTAAAAGAAAAAGACAATGTAGAAAAAATACGGGATGCGATAGCGCTTATCTTAAAAACAGAATTAAGCAATCAATATGCACTTGCAAAAACGGCCGGTATTGAATCGCTTGAAGATTTTAATATCGGCGTATATTTGGAAAGCGCTCGGCCGTGGGAATTAACAGCAAATGAAGCGGGCGGCAATCCGTTTCCGCTTGTAAATATTTTACTGAACGAGACGCGCCGTGCTGAAGGAAAAGCGGGGAGCGCAATCGGACGGAAAAGATATACTGCTTCTTTTTCTGTTGATTGCTATGCGTGCGGTAATGCCGAAACGGACGGCGATGATACAAGACAAGCAACATTAAAAGCGTGGCGTATTGCGTGTATTGTCCGTTCAATTTTAATGAGCGGATTTTATGCATATTTAGGGATGCGCGGTGTGGTGCTTGAACGGGATATGCCCGGTATAAAAACGGGAATTCCGAGCAACTTAGCGGAAAGTGCTGCTGCTGTAACCGTAGCGCGGATAGATTTTTCCGTTTCGTTTTATGAGGACTCTCCGCAAGGGGATGGTGCGGAATTGGAAGAAATACAGTTTGAAGCGGTCGGAAAAACCGGTGAAGTTTTAATACGGATATAGGAGGCATTATGGGAGTTTCGGCAACGGCGGTAAGCCGCGTATGCGGAGTAAGCGTCGAATACAAAAATTTTAATTCAGGGAAAGCGTTTATGTTGCCGCAACGCTTGGCGGTCATCGGACAGGGCAATGATGATGCTGTGTATGGTTTAGATAAGTTTGAGCTTGAAGGAAATGCTAATGCGGTCGGAGATCGGTACGGGTACGGCAGCCCCTTACATCTTGCGGCATTGCAGCTTTTTCCACAAAACGGAAAAGGCGCCGAGTTTCCCGTAACGGTGTACCCCCTTGCAAAGGTAAAAACGGGAGTACCGGCAAAAGGCGCTATTGGTGTTACGCTTGCGGCTTCCAATGAAGGCGCTTCGGGTAACGGCGCCGGTACGGTGTATGTCGGTGGTGTTGCTGCCGAGTTCGCAGTTAAGAAAGGTGATAAAGCGGAGGCGATCTTAAAAGCGGTAAAAGAAGCGATTGACGGTGTGTTGAATATGCCTGCAAAAACAGGGGATATAGCAGCCGGAGAAATTCCGCTTACGGCAAAATGGTCGGGTGAAAGTTCCAACATGATTACGCTTGAAATAGCGGCTGATGTACCGGGGGCAACTTTTACGATAAAGAAATTTGCAGACGGTGCGCTTGACCCCGATGTAAATGCTGCATTGGGGAAAATTGGTATTGTATGGGAAACATTTATTTTAAGTTGTTTTGATTATAAGAAAGAAGCGCGGCTTGATTCATATCAGGAATTCGGGGAATCTCGTTGGTCGGCTTTAGAGAAAAAGCCGCTGCTTGTTTGCCACGGCTGTACTGATGTCTTATCGGAACGTACAAAGGTAACGGACGAACGAAAAAACGATGCAATTAATTTTTTAGTAGTATCTGTCGGAAGCCGTGAATTGCCGTTTGTTATTGCAGCCCGCGCTCTTTTAAATGACATTGTTACAATTGCAAACAGCAATCCGGCGCAAGGTTATAAAGGTTTGCTGACTGGCTTGCATTGTGGCTCTGATGATGTTCAAGAAAATTATATGCAGCGGACACTTTCGGTTAACAAGGGTTCGTCCACCAATATCAAAAACGGTAATGTTGCAGAGCTGAATGACATTATCACGTTCTATCATCCGGCGAATGAAGGGCAATTCCCAAGTAAACGCTATGTTGTGGATTTGGTTAAACTGCAAAATGTTGTATTCAATGTACGGCTGATTATGGAAGCGGACGAATTGAAAGGGGCGCCGATTGTCAGCGATGATACGGTTACGGCAAACGTAAAAGCGAAACAGCCTAAGATGATTAAAACATCTTTTATGAATCTTGCCGATTCACTTGCGTTGCAGGCGATTATTCAGGAACCGGAATTCAGCAAGCGGAATATGAGCGTTAAAATAGATTCAAATAATCCTAAACGGGTTAATGTGCGCTTTCCGGTAAAATTATCCGGCAATATCGAAATTTCTGACACCGATATTTATTTCGGTTTTTATCTGGGCGAATAGGAGGTAGAAAATGATAGCGGGGCCTTTTGAAAGTCATACATTGAATGGACGCCGGTTTACCTGCGATGCTGAAGACGATGCGAAGTGGAAGCTCGGCGGAAAAAACAACGAAGTAAAACCGAACGGAGATGGAACGAGCCGTGTTGTGCAATCGCGGAAAGTCGATTCGATTGAAGGGATTAGTTTAGTCATTGATTTTGATAACGGGGACGATGAATTTTTGCAGGATTTAAAAAACTCCGGCAAAATGTTCGACTATTCCGGCACGGCAAATGACGGCGCTGTTTTTGCCGGTTTGGTACAAATTGTTGGTGATATAGAGCTTTCTTTCAAGGAAGGAACGGCAACCGTTTCCTTGCAGGGTAAGATTGAGAAGCAAGGTGTTTAATTGTGCAGACGGCACATTTAAATATATTTTTTTACAGTGAGGTATACAGATGGAAAAAGAAGTAAAGATTGACAGAGAAACGGCAGTTGCCGAGTTTGAACGGTTTTGTGAAGTAAACGAAATTGATTATGACGAAAGCGCGATGACGACGGAAGACATCGAGGCGTTTAAGCCGTTAAAAGAACGCTTTATAAAAGGGTGTATGAACGGACGGGTTGAGGTAGACGGAAGAAATATTCAATATACCGTTTCGGCTTTGTCTGACAATGCAGCAGGAGACGTTGTAACAATAAAACGTCCGACGGGGCATGCGTTTGTAGCGATGGATAATTACAATGATAAACAGTCTGTACATAAATTGCAGGGATTCGTTTCGGCAATGACGGGAAAAGAAGTAAAGTATTTTTCAAAAATCGATATATCAGACTGGCTTTTTTTTAGGGATATTGCAACGCTTTTTTTATCCGTTTAATTTCCGTATGTGCAATTGACGGAAGGGAAAAAACGGTGTTGGGCATAGGTGGTATTCAGTTACAGATTTTACAAATTTGCATGGATTATCATGTGCTTCCTGATTTGGAAAAAATAACAGTCGGTCAAATTCATTTTTTTTATAAGGCGCGAATAAAAGAACTTTGTAAATTGCAAAAGGATTTATAATGGCGACAAAATATGCAATCGAGACAGTCTATAAACTCATTGATAATATCACAATGCCTTTAGATAAAATCGGTGTCAAAGGAAAGACTGTTGGTCGCGCATTGAAAAATGAATTTACGAAAACCGAACAACAGCTTGCAAATGTCGGTGCGAAATTAAAAAGTTTTGCAAAGGGAGCGGCTCTTGCAGGAATTGCGCTTGTTGGTGTCGGAATCGGTGTCGCTACAAAGCAATTCATTGATTATGATGCGGCCGTTACAGGGGCAACCGCTAAATTTAAAGATTTAGACATAACATCAGTCGATTACAAAGATAATTTGAAGGCGGTCGGTAAGGTTGCCCGTGATGTCGCGGCTATTACCGAATTTAATGCGGTCGATACGGCAGGGGCATTAGATAAAATGGCAATGGCGGGTTTAACGAGTAAGCAATCTATGGCATTGCTTGCGGGGACGACAAATCTTGCTACGGCTGCTGGAGCCGATTTAACGACGGCAGTTGATATAGCTACTGATGCGCTCGGTGCGTTCGGATTGATGACGGAAGATGAAAAAGCTCTCGAAGGAAATTTAAACCGCTTGTCTGACGTTATGGCTAAGACAACGAATATGTTTAATACGGATATTAGCGGATTTTTTGAATCGGCAAAAATGGGTGCTGCTACGTTTACGTCAACAGGGCAGTCTCTGGAAGATTTTTCTGCAATGGTTGGCGTTATGGCATCAAGCGGTATTAAGGGTTCCGAATCGGGAACACAGTTACGCAACATGATGCTGTCTTTAGCATCGCCTTCCAAAACTGCTGCGATGGCACTCGATAGAATGGGGATAAAGACTACAGATGCGCAAGGCAACTTTTTAAATATCATTGACATATTAGGACAGTTTGAGAAGGGAATGAAAGGGATGGGAGATGCCGAAAAAGCGGCTGCTCTTACCGATATTTTTGGGAAGCGCACGGTAACAGGGGTGACCCTTTTGCTTGCCGAAGGAACGGAAGGATTAAAAAAATATTCAAAAGAATTACAAAATGCAGGGGGGACGGCGGCTAATGTCGCGGCCGCTATGCGTGGATCGTTGGCGAATAGGATTGAAGTTTTAAAATCTGCTTTAACTGAACTGGGGTTTAAGTTTGTAGATGCTTTTGCCGCTAAGGGTGGAAAAGCTATTGAAAATCTTACGGCGACGATAACAAATTTTGATCCGGCGCCAATTATTGATTTTTTGACAGCTGCGTTTACGGCCATCTCGAAAATAGTTGGGGTTTTGTGGAAAATGCGGATTATAATTATATCGCTTGCTATTGCATGGGGTGTTTATAAAGTGGCTGTGATTGCTGCTGTTGTTATATCAAACATAATGGGAATGGTGCGGGTAGTGCAGACGCTTATGTCAGCGCAGCAAGGCATGAATGTAGTGCAGGCAATTTTTAATGTATTGCTTACGGCGAATCCTGTTGGCATCATTATTGTTGCGCTCGCGGCATTGATAGCGATTATTATCCTCTGTGTAAAACATTGGGATGATATTACGGCGGCGATGGCTAGGTGTTGGGATTGGGTAAAGAAAAATCAAGAAGCGGTACTCGGTATAATTGCTGTATTCACGGGGCCGTTCGGGTTTATTATTTCGATTGTTCGGGAATTTTGGAATGAATGGGATAGGATTACACAGGTCTTTACAAATGGCGGTATTATTGCCGGATTAAAACAAATAGGTGCAACGATTTTATCAGCCTTGCTTGCACCTTTACAGGGTGTGTTTGAGCTTTTAGGAAAAATTCCGGGTGTTGGAAAACATTTTGAAAATTTTGCAACAAATATAGAGAGTTTTAGAAATCAGATAAAAGGAATAGACGATTCAACTGCTAATGTTTCGACAAGTAAAATGGACGGTGGTATTTCGGATGGTATACAGCCGGCCGTTGCTCCTGTCTCACCGGCTCAACAGGTTGCCTACTATTCGCGGCAAGACAGCTATCAACATGCAGAAATTTCGGTACGTGCAGAGCAGGGTACGCAGGCGCGTATTTCAAAACCGCCTAAGTCGCCTGCGTTTAATCTTGTTGCTTCCGGAAGCTATTAGGGGTTGTTCGCATGGACTGGGAAAAAAGAATAACCGAAGCAAAATATACCGCGCCGTCCGGCAAAGAAGTATCGTTTCTATTCGGCAGTGTTTCTAAAGAAACGGATTTAAAAACAGGGCTTTTTACTTTTCCCGATAAAGATGGCGCGCACGTGCAACATCAGGGCGCCGGTGCAACGAGTTTTCCGCTTACCTGTATTTTTAACGGTTCCGATTGTATGGAGCAGGCTGATAGTTTTGAAGCACTGTTGTTTGAGCGAGGTGTTGGAGAATTACAGCATCCGGTATACGGTATTCATAAAGTAGTGCCGCACGGAAAAATAAAACGAGTTGATGACTTGCTTTCCGGTCTTAATGAATCGGTTGTTGAAGTTACGTTTGTAAAAATTATTACCGATGATGTCATTCCAAAACTTGAAACGGTTGCGGCTGCAGAAATTGAAGAAAAGTATGAAGCGTTTTCGGATGCTGCGTGTGAAGATTTTGCGCGCAGTGTTTCCGCCGGTACGATTGATGATGAGCTACGGGAAAAGTCGGTTTTAAATACGCAAACAGAACAGATAAAAAGTACAATGGAACCGCTGATAAGCTCACATGCCGGAAGTTATGGCGATTTTTTAACAACCGTTGCAGAATTAAAAAATGCGGTTAATACAATGTTTGATAAGAGTTCAAGCGCCGTTAACAAAGGACTTAATACCGCGCGCTTTACGTTGAACTTAATGCGCTATCCATCGCGGGTGGTAATCAATGTTTCAGAAAAAATAAAAGGATATTCAGCGTTAATTGCTACACTGATAAATCAATTCAAGCATGATCCGTTCGGTACGCGTAATATTGCAAATGCTATTATGACAGCCCGCTTATCGCTAAGCGCTGCGGCTGCTTCCATTGCTTCCGGCGTTGCGCTACAGATTGCCGAAGGTTCAGCGCAAAAGGACACGGCCGCTATTCAGGTGTCGCGGGAAGAGGCGGTATATGCAGCGGAAGCGATTATCAATCTTTTTGAGCTCGTAAAAAATTTTGATGATACAAAAGTTAAGTCGAATGCGTTTGTTGATGTGAATAACGAAACCGCTTTTTTATTATCCGATGTTGTTTATAAAAGTGCAGCGCTTATTATCAATAGTTCGTTTTCGCTTCCGATGCGCCGTACTATTGTGCTTGACCGAGATCGGCAACTTATAGAATTGAGCGCCGAATTATACGGTTCTGTTGATTATATGGATGAGCTTATTTTTGAAAACAAGCTCACGGCTGATGAAATTATTGTATTGCCGATGGGCAAGGAGATTACCTATTATGTCAAAAGTGCATAAGGTAGTTTCAGGCGATACGCTTGGTGCAATCGCAATAAAATATTTAGGATCGTTCAATAAATGGCATGATATTGTATTGGCTAATCCGCAACTTACGGGAAGAAAAACGGCTATAGACGGGTCTCCGCTCATTTTTCCCGGCGACATATTGGTTGTCCCTGTAAAAGAAAAAATGCAGGGAGGCGTTACAACAACGGTTGAGGTTGCTGATGGCGAACAAGATGTTGCGATTGTTATTGGGGGTAAAAAGTTCGTTGGTTTTACCGGCTATGAATTAAATTTGTCGTTTGACTCACTTGATACCTTTTCTTTTTCTGCGCCGTATGATAATTCCTTGAAAGATTTGCAGGAAGCGATTGAGCCGTTTAGTTTTAAATCATGTGAGATTTATTATCAGGGTACGCTTGTCTTTAACGGCAGGCTCTTAACGCCTGATCCGAAACTGGAAGATGTTTCGTCAGAAATAACGCTACAGGGCTATCCGCTGTGCGGCGTATTGAACGATTGTAATGTACCTCCTGCGAAATATCCGGCGCAATATAAAGGATTGACGGTGAAACAGATTGCCGACGAATTGGCGCAAGCGTATAGCGTTGAAGTCGGAATACAAGGAAATGCAGGAGCTTCTTTTGAAAAGGTTACTTGTGAACCGTCAGAAAGTATCTTATCCTTTTTAACGAAACTCTTAAAACAACGGGATTTGCTTTTTACCAATGATGAAAAAGGAAATTTGCTTTTCTTTACTGCAAAAGAGCAAAAGGCCGCTATATCATTTATTGAAGGGGAGGCGCCGCTTTTATCAATAACGCCGAAGTTTAATGCGCAAAACTTTTATAGTCATCTTACGGGCTTTACTAAAACTGACAAAGAAAATGATAGTCTTTCGTATACGTTTAAAAATAAGTATTTAATCAATAAGGGGGTTATGCGTTATAAATCAATGATAATTGACGATGCAAAAACGCAGAGCGATTTAGAAAAAGCAGTAAATACGCAGGCTGGAAAGATGTTTGCCGATTGTGTTTCGTATGAATTAACTTGTGAAGGACATATTTTAATCGATAATCGGTTATGTAAAAAAGGCTTGTGCGTTTGCGTCAAAGCGCCGAAGGCGATGATACGCCGGGAAACAAATTTTATCGCACGTAATATAAAAATGATACGAACCGGAGATCAAAAAACAACGCAGCTGTCTTTAGTCTTGCCCGGCTCTTATACCGGAAAAATTCCGGAGGTGATGCCGTGGGAATAATCGGCAAGGTGTTAAAGGCTGCCAGCAATACGTTTACCGCTCTTACTGTCGAAACGCGGAAAGGTTTTAGCGAAGAACCGCTTTTATATTCTGCGGCCGGTGATGCTTCTGTTCCATACAAGGGCGATAGGGTTTTGTTGGTACAGGCTGGGGGTACCGGTGAACAGGTGGTTGCGGGTGTTTTGAATAAATCACAGGGAGCAAAGAGCGGGGAGAAGATTTTATTTGCCCGTGATAAAAATGGAAAAATCGTTGCAACAATCAAAATGCTTAATTCCGGCAATATCGAAATTGAAACAGACGGCGATTGTAAGCTAAAAACGAAAGGAAAGACAGAAATCAACGGCAGCGATTACGGCGGGCTTATTAAAATTGAAGAACTGAAAGCGCAGCTTCAAAAAAATACGGCAATTCTTAACGGGTTGCTCGGTGTGTTGAAAGTTTCTGTTACAGAACCGGGAAACGGCAGCCCGTCTGCATTTCAAGCGGCGTTGCTGAGCGCAATCGGAACAATGCAGACAGGAGATTTCTCAAATATCGAAAATAAGAAAGTGGTGCACGGGGGCGATTAGTGAGCGATTTTGCAGGCGATGTTCTTTTGATTGAAACGCCGGACGGCGGCGATATTGTGCTTGAAAGCGGTCTTGTAAAACCGTGCAAAGACTTTTCAGCGGCTGTCTATCTCTCTCTTTTCGGCGGAAACAAAGATGATGCCGGTACGGTTAAAAACCGGCATACGTGGTGGGCTAATACGCTTAAAGAAACACCGGAAAGTGAAAAGGTGGTTTCGCGGTTTCAGGCGGTGATTACTGGGTTGCCTTTGAGCGTTAAAAATATACGGAAAGCAGAAACGGCGGCCGTGCTTGATTTGGAATGGTTAAAGAGCGGTGGTGTGGCTGATGAAATTATTGCGGACGGAAAAACAAAAGATAAGAATACGTTTATACTAAATGTTGAAGTAAAGAACAAGGGACAACAGCTCTATCAAAAAGAGTTTGCCTTGTTGTGGAGGCATGGAATAGATGGCGTATAAAAACAAAACGATTGAAGAAGTACAGCAGCTTTTAATCCGGTCTTTTGAGCATGAATTTAATACGCAGTTACGGATTCTGCCTAAATCTTTTATTAAGATTTTATGCAAAGTGTTTGCGGGTGTTTTTATCGTTGTATATAAATTAGTCGGCTGGTATTTTTTACAAATGTTTCCGGAAACGGCTGATTGGAAAGAAGTTACGATTTTAGGAGTACGGCTTAGGCCGCTTGTTAAGTTAGGCGTTTTGTTCGGTGTCGGTGAGCCGCTGGCGGGTGTGCAGTGGCGGGGTATAATAACTATTGATGTTTTAACGCAGGGAAGTGTTCTGTATTCCGGTACACAGTTAAAAAGCAGTGTAACAGGAAAGCTCTATATAGTGGAAGAAACAAAAACTCTATTGCAGACAAAAGAAACCGTTTCGGTTGTTTGCACAGAAATAGGCACGGCTGGAAATCTTGAAAAAAATGATACGCTTAATTTTGTTAATCCGTATGGCTTTATAAAGACGGAAGCGATTGTTTCGGATGTTGCAAGGGTCGGCTTGGATAACGAGCTTGAATCAAGTTACCGCAACAGGGTTATTAACCGGTTTCGGTTACAGCCGCAAGGCGGCGCGTTAGCGGATTACCGGATTTGGGCGTCTGAAGTTCCGGGTGTATTAAATGTATATCCATACAATGATAAAGAGCAGCCGGGCGGCGTGCTGCTTTATGTGTCCGGTATTTCTGATGTATATGTCGATCGTATTCCTGATAAAGGTTTATTAAAAAAGGTAGGGGAAGCATGTACGTATGATCCTGAAACAGGCAGGGCAACACGGAAACCTTTAACGGCAATGCTTGATCCGAAAAACGACGGTTCATATTCAAATGTAAAACCGGTTAGCGTTGCGGTCTTTGATGTTGTAATTACCGGCGTATCAGGAATTGTCCCTGCAGATTTTGCGCAGGTGGTAAAGCCCGCATTACAAAATTATTTTTTAGAGAGAGACCTGTACATACGAGGTCTTTCCGATGATAACAATCGGACAAATGTTATTTCAAAAAATCATGTTATAACGGTAATCAATCAAATAGCGGTATCCGTCAAGGCGATATTTGAAACCGCGGAGATACGGAAAGATGGAAAGGTTGCGCCGTTGTATACGCTGGATAACGGTGAATTAGCAAAACTTGGAGCTTTGACGATAGATGGAGTGCAGTATTGAGCGGTTTTTTTGATACAATAAAATTATTGTTTCCTCGATCGAGAGCTTTTAATTTTACAATAGACAGTAACAAGCGAAAGTTGATAAAAGCGATTGCTGTTTTGCCGGAAGATATACGGCATGAGATGGAACGGGTATATTTTGACATGTTTCCCGAAACAAGCCGTTGTATTGAAGATTGGGAAAAGGTTTTTGCTGTTGTTTTCTCAAGTAAAGAATTAGCAAAACAGCGGAATGTTCTTGCTGCTTTATGGCGGATAAATAAAGGTGGGCAGTCGGCGGTATTTCTCGAAAGTATGTTAAGGAACATCGATGCAAATATTTTAGTTGTTGAAAACACACCAGTAAGCAATCCGCGTCAGCGGAGTATTACGAATGTTGCTGTGTGCGGAAATAAAAAGCTGTGTTGTAAAAATACAAAAGCTGTATGTGGTTATAGAATTGGAGATGAAGGTTTTTCACCTACAATTTTACGGAACGATGTTTCTGAGCTGTACTCAATTAAAAATGATCGGCGGTTTTGGGTATATTGCTATTTTATTTGTAAGAGTGTTGTTCGCAATAACAAAAATGAAATTCTTTATATTGAAAAATTGCAAATAAAAAAAGAATTTAGAAATTATATAGAATATTTAATCTTAAAAATTAAACCGGTACATACGGTTGCTGTAATGTTTATAGAGTGGGTATAGATAAGTAGAAATATAAAGTAAAGGTGGAGGTTATTAAATGATAAAAATTGATCAAAATTATACAGACTATCGGGATGATACTGATCCGAAGTATCCTGGTGGAAAAGCAATTAATGCGACGGCAGCTGAAAGCACAGATGGTACACCATTACTGGCAGACTGGATGAACGATATTAATGGTGCGTTTCAGGCTATTTTTATAGAAGCATTTGGTGATATAAACAAAGTTTCCGGTAAGCCTGATAATGCGGAAGAATCGGATGTGTTAAAAGCAATTAAAAAACTATTGCCAAAATTGGCTTCACAAGGCGATTATTCAGGTAAAAATTCCGCACAAGGCATCGGCTTAGTTAAGACGGCGAATAAAGCCCCTAGTATAAAAGAAATACAGCTCAATGAACCGTGGGCGGCAAGTCCTAATTGGGTGTATAATCTTCTTACAGGTGGTGCACAGGATGACGTAAATAACGCTGTTACAGAAGTGTTAAAGAAACGCGTTGATGGTTGTAATGCCGACACTGTTGATGGCTATCACGCAGGTAATGGTACAGGTATGCTTGTGCCGGTAACCGCTTTCAGGGCAATCGGCGAAACTGGCTATATAAAATTCGGAAACGGTTTGCTACTGCAGTGGGGGGTAAAAAGCGGAGTTTACCTATTTAACAACCCTTGGACATCTTTTTTCTTTCCACTGTCTTTCCAATCGACCGATTATGCAATTGTTTGTATGGTTGAATTAGACGGCGCTCTTGAAGTTGGGGCTTGTTCGATAGTAGAAAAAAAAACGTCGGGGGTTGATGTAAGAATATGGAATGATAATAATTATCGAGGGTACAGTGGCAAATTGAATTATATTGCGGTTGGTCTATAAGAATATAGGATGTTGCGTTATGATTTATGTTTTTAAAAGAATGGCAAACGATACGGTTCAATATGGTTTTGCACTTGAGCAAAGTAGTGCTTGGCTTGCATATCAGAAAATAACAGAAGAAGAGCATACGCGATTGTTTAAGGGTCAATCGGAAGGAAAAAGCATCAAATTTAAAAATGATGCGACACCGTATCTAGCTGATCCTGAACCTCAAAAAACAGAAAAAGAACAGTACGATGCAGGACTTATCAGCAAGGAAGAATATAACGCATACATTGACCGGCAGCGGCAAACAGCATATCGGCAAGAAACTGACCAACTTGGAATGCAGGTAATGCGCGGTGAATTAGATAAGTCCAAATGGCTTGCTAAAATTAACGAGATAAAACGGCGCTATCCAAAGGAGGAATAGCAACAGAATCCTGTTGGAATAACTGGAGTGGTGTCTATTTCAGTTTATCCATTTGAGTGTTAAATATTCTTTGACCGTCTGCGGCGGGTTTTTCGCAGGATGGCAGGAAAAACGGTTGCGGCGGTGTACGGGTTTGTGTTTTTGAAAAGCTGTATGCTTGTTTCAATCTGAACGATACGTTTCCGTTTTTTGCTTTAAAGCGGATAACTTTGTGCAGGTTGCCGCCGTAAGATAGTAGTTTACCGGTTTTAAATGCAATATAAGCCCGTGCAACTTGCCGGGCTTTTTTTGATGCTATGTTCTTTTTGAATGCGCCGCGTACCTTTTGCGCTTTTACCTTGTTGACTCGATACATCCTTGCAACCGGTCTTGCTCGGTTGCCGCTTCGGGCAATGTCGGTAGGAATGGCAAGTGTGGAGCCGGTAGCCGGTTTGTGTATACCGCCTTTTTCTTGCCGTTCCATATAGGCGGCTTTTTCTGTTACGCCGATTGTCGAGTGTATCGCATGGAGTGCATAGCGTCCTTTCGGCATTTGATCATACTGTACTTGCCGTGTCGTAAATGTGTTGCGCAGTGTAAAGGTGCCTTTCATAGTTTTTACATTCTGCTTTTTCGCAAGCGCAGCTTGGATATTAACCGTATTTGTTGCCGCTTTTATAATCCGTTCTTTAGCATCGGTCGTTAAAAGATGAAAACTTTCAGGATCGTTAATAATCATTTTTGCAATCTGCGACATAATTCATTCCTTATTTAAAATAGTTCTAATTGATTGTGCAGTACGATTGTAAATTGCAGCAGTGTCGTTTTTGCTTTTCTATTGCTGTTGCACTGTTTTTGTATATCTTGTTTCGCTGCCGATAGTGCGGCGGTTATCGATGTGTGTATAAAGGCTGTTTCATGCGGTGTTTTTTGCCTGATGATGCGGTGGATTTTTAATTTATAGCCGTATGCAAAAAGATTATTCCGCCGGTATATCGTCAATTCAATAAAGTCGTCATAATGGCGTTCATGCAGTTGTTTTACCGTATCGTATTCGGAATATCCTGTGTGTGCTAAAATATCGATAGGTGATGCCGGTATCATTATTCTTTCCTTATGCAAACGGGTCTTCATTGGGGGGCGGCATGTCATCGGATGGTGTAAATGCCGTACTATTTTCAGGGATAAGGGTGGGTTGCGTTGCTTCTCCTTCAATCTTTTTAAGCCGCACATTGATAAAACATAAGACGGGGTTACCATTTATTTTTTTCTGTTTATACTTAATTTCGATGTAGTCATGCTTCATAAAACGTACAAACTTGTTACGGGTGAGCGCTTCTTTATCATCAGCTGCTAATTCGTAGTAATTAAGATACTGGTCGTATACCGCTTGTACTGTTTCAAAAGCGTCGCCGGACATATCAATTTCAATACAATCCGATACAAATTTATCGAGGTCTGTTTCCTGATCCTTTACGTAGTTCTCTTTGTAGTTCTTGCATTCTTCCGATAGGGGGATTGCCCCTTCATATTTATATTTTAATTCAATATACAGGTTTGCAAAGTATTTAATAATTGCAGGGTATTCTTCCCGTATCGATTTTAAAATTGTTGAAAGAGACTTTGTGTCTTTACCTCCTTTTTTGTGCTGTACGGAAAAGGGAATGACAAGCATACGGTCTATAGTTGCTTGTTCGTGTGCGTCAAAACGCGGGCTGTGGTTCGTACACATAATAATCTGTGCGGTCGGAGTAAAATCATGCGGGTCTTTGTAAAGTCTGCGGGCGGTAAGCGTATCATTGCCGGTGAGTTCTTTCCATAGTGCAGCGTTCAAATAGCCGTTGCGTTCCGTCTCCTGCACGATAGCAGCGCCTTTTCCTTCAAGGCGGGCGATATATGGGGTTGCTTCGTTCCCTGATACCCGCCGTTTGTTTTGCGAAACGAGAATATCAGCAGGGATGCGGTCTATCATATCAGTATAGACATCTTTGAGTAACTCTATCGTTGTAGTTTTGCCGGTATGCGTTTTCCCGATAAAAATACCGCCGTATTTAAATTGCATATTTCGCGACGGGATAAGTGATAAATAATACATCAATGTTTGCAAAGTTTCTTCATTCTTGAAGTTTGATTTCATAAACGCAAGGAAATTAGTCGGTTCTGTAGCTTTCTCTACAGCTTCCATACGGTACGGCAGCACATCGCGTCGGTATTCTTCGGGTGTTGATTTTCTAAAGACAATTTTGTTGCCTGAAAAATCCATAACACCGTCAATCAGTGTGAGCGATTCTTGTACGGTCGGCCCGTCAAAAAGGACGTTTTCACGGAATACTTCCGGCTTAAGACCGGAAAGGTCTTGTGCCAGTTCTACACGGAAACGCCGTGCTTCTATTTTTAATAGCAATTCATATATTTTTGTTTTCCCTTCTCTGGATATTCCGAGAAAAGAACGTAAGACATTTGCAAGAATACTATAAGAAATGCCTGCTATATCCGGTTCACGTGTCCAAATATGTCCGTTAAAAAAATAGTGCTTCTTTTCATTTTCTACATAAATGAGCCGCCCTTGTAGTACATCAGAAACAAGTTGTGAGGCGGAGCGGACACCGCCGGTTGTTAAAAATTGCAACGCATTCGCATTTGTACGCATTGCTTTATAATCGATTTCGACGATTGTTTTCTGCTCTTTAATTTTTGCAAGGATTTCTTTTTCCGGAATGAGCGCCTGTTCAATCGCCTTTCGCAAATATTTTGACGCACTGTATTTTTCACACGCTTCAATCAAAAAATAAGGGGTGTGGTCGTTTTCATTTTTAATCTGTTCAGAACTTGCTCCCCATTTTAATAATTCTTGCGTAATCTGATTGTTTCCGCACGCTTTTATGCAGGCGCTAACGAACGGTTGTACATCTTTATCATCCATATCAGCAAGCGGAATTTTTTTTAAAAGATTGCGTAGTTGCTTAATACTCACTGTGTTGAAGGATTCCCAGAATACGGCAGGGTCTTTTTCTTTTTTTTCCGGCGGAGTATATTCTTTTGCGTCTTCTATCGCTTGCAGTACCGCTTCAAGTTTACCGGCACAGATAGCTTCGTCTTGGTCTTTATACGGGAATTCATCCGGAAAAGAAGCCGTTTTGATTATGCCTTTATACCCTGCTTTTCGTAATGTATCAGGAAGATTTGTTTTCCGCTTGTCGTTTTCGTTGATTGCAACTAATCCTGATGCTTTGCGGCCTGCAATGTCTTTATCAAAAAAAATGATGATTTCGGGAACCGATAATAAATACTGTTTTATTTTAGGGCCGGTTAAACCTTCCGTGCCTCCTGTTGAAAAGACGTTTTCTATTCCTGCAGCAGCGCAGGAAAGAGCATCCATTTCGCCTTCTACCAATATAACCGGTTTCTTAGTATCGATTGCGCCGGGCATTGGAAATGTTTTGCAGCTTTTTGTACCGCGTTTTTCACATACGAAATTTTCGTAATAATGCAGCTTATATCCTGAACCTAATTTGATAACGACACCGGAATGCTGCCAGCTTGAATATCCCTTTTGGGGATGCGGCAACGGAACGCCGGCGCCGCGCAGCACAGCTATACCGGCTTCGGCGCTGGCGATGTCGTAGCCTGGCCAGTAAAAAAAATACTTTACCAAATTATCTACAATGCCTGAAGGATAGTTGGTGCCGGAGCCTCTCGTTACGTTTGCCCGTGTCTGGAGAAAGCTCCGTATTTGATTTTCTGATTTCTTATTGCCGGCAAGATATTTTTCAAATGCAGCACAGGCTGCATCGTCCGGCGTAAAGGTTTCTTTTTTTGCTGTTTGTTTTTCCGATTGTTTAATTGGGGTGTATCCGCTGCCGAATGCGGCTTCGACTGCTTTGAATTGTTCTTTTTTATCGGTAATACCTTCTAAAATACCTACGGCGTCATAAATATCGCCGTGTATGCCGCAATTTCCTGAATAGCATACAAAATGATCATCAAACAGTTCGCATGACGGGTTTCGGTCTTCATGTTCAGGATTAAAACAACGGACAAGTCCCCGTTCCGCTTTTATACCTTTTATCCGTAAATATTCTATCAGTCTGTTTTTGTATTTGTCAAAGTTCATGTGTGTCTTACCTTCTTATGTATTGTGTTCTTGTATGCATTCAAAAAGGAAGCGGGCTATTGAAGGGATAACAGCATTTCCACATGCTTTTATTCTATTTTTGTCCAGTTCGGTGGAAAACCCATTATACATTCGTACAGTGTCGTAGTCTGATCGGGCGTTAAACCGCTTAATTGGCAATGATAAATGACTGTCTCTTGTTGCTTCTTTGTGAAAACTTTTTTGATACTTTTCTTTTGTGATAATATTACCAATGCATCCGATGCGTTTGGAGTAGGCAATGATAAACAGTCTTTCTCTTTTGTGTGGCAAGCTAAAGTCCCTTGCTTGTAAACAATGCCATTCTGCATCATACCCGACTTGGGAAAGATCAAACAAAATAGCTCCGAGACCTTTCCTAAGCAGCATCGGGCTGTTTTCGATGAGTACATATCGAGGTCTTGTTTCGTAAATAATTCTAAACATCTCTTTCCATAATCCACTTCTTTTTCCTTCAAGTCCTTCTCCTTTAGGATTTGCAATTGATAGGTCTTGGCACGGGAACCCGCCTGAGATAATATCTGTATAGGGTGGACTTTTTAGTTTGGTTATATCCGTGTATTGTGTTGCATTGGGAAAATGCTTTTTTAGAATACTGCGACAAAAGGGATCTGTTTCACAATTCCATATTGTTTCTATTCCTGCCATTTGAGCACCCAATTCAAACCCGCCAATTCCTGAAAATAAGCTGCCGTGTGTCATTTGTTTGTATAATCAAAGAGTCCGAGCCGTTTTTTGTAAAGGTCTTTATATTTAGGGTTAAGCTCTATTCCTGTCCAATTTCGATTAAAAAATCTCGCCGCTTCTGCTACAGTTCCGCTTCCGAAAAACGGATCAAGTATAACGTCCTCTTCACGGCT